GTTGTTCAGGTACCGCCAGCCATCCGCCTTGGCCTCATTCAGGCTGTCATACCAGGAATTGGTCAGGTTGTAGTCCCAGTTGTCGAAGGTTTCCATGGCTTGTTTTAAAACCATGGCTACCACATACACTTTTGCCCCCGATGCCCTTTCAAGCAGCCCCAGCCCCCAGGCCAGCGCCGATACAAACAGGGTTTTGCAATTTTTCCTGGGCACGAATATAAACGCCTCTTTAACCACCCGCTCCTGGGTACCGGGGTAATAAAAACACAGCATCCCGTACACGCAGAATTTTTCCCAGGGCTCCAGCAAGAAAGGCTTGCCCCGCATGGGCGTTCCGTCAATGGCCTCTCCCTGGCGGTGCTTGAAGGTGTTTTCAATGATGCCGATTACAAAATCAGCGTCCCTTGTCCTGATCTCATACTGCCCGGAAGAAATCATGTCAAGGAAGCGCTGCCCGGCCCTCATCCGGTCCTCGCCCGCGATGATACCGCCATCCGCTATGCCCCCGGCATACTCCAGCACCTCCCTGGCGTACTTGCCTTTAAGCGCCGGCAGGTTGCCCTCTTTAAGCTCTGGCAGACCGCTCTCATTAAGCGCCACCCGATCGCTTTCTTTAAGCACTGTTGCTTATCTTTCTTAAAGCATCAGCAAGCGATGATCTCTTTTCAGGCACCAAAGATGTTTCATTTATCCTCTTTAGTCCAGCAGGCGTAAGACCCAACTCACGAGAGTAAACAAGAATATCTTTACGCAAAACCTCAATCGCACGATAGAAAGGATTTGTCGCCGCATTTGTCGCTCCACTTTTGTTAGTATGCTTAACTACAATATGACCACCACTTTCTTCAAAAGTGCTCAGCATTTTATAGTAGTCGAAAAGCATCTGGGCCAGAGAATCTATGCCATGCCTAAATTCCGGTTTATATACATTTAAGGCTTTCATCTTTCTAACAATATCCGCTCGATACCCCGTTACTGTTTTGTATGCCTTTTTAGCCACAGTGTCCCTCCTTTCCCGGCTTTCTATTCTCTATTCCTTTTCTTCTGACGACTATGCTCACCATTTCCCTCACCATTTCCCTTACCCCCACGCTCAAAAAATCCGCCGGAGAGGGAAGAGTGGCCCCCCCCCGGTCTTTGAACCCCCACAAAATACTTTTAAAGGGTGGGGGGGATGCATTATTATCGCCAATCCCCGCCCTTCTCAGGGTGTGCTTTGTTATGACATGAATTACATAACGCCGCGCCGTTTTTTAAGTTATACCTTTTGTCTGGAAATTCCTTAATTGGAAGTATATGATGCGCAGTAGTAGCTGGAGCATGGATGCCATATCTTGCGCATTCTTGGCACAGATACTTCGCCCGTCTCAGCACCTTCTCTCGCCAGCGTAGATACCTTGCAGTGTTATAGTAATTATCTCTCGGCATTTAATCCTGGCCACATCCTCTCTACCTTAGCGTAAGTTCTTAAATACCTTGACGGCAGTGTTTTGGACGCAAATTCTCTAAAAAGAAAATCAGCGTCAAAATATCTCTCCAGCGTTTTAAGTTTTACTTGGCTGTTGGCGTTCCAAAACTTTGGCGTTGCGCATAACTTAATAATATTCTCCGTGTCTCTCTCCAACCCTCGATGCGCAATCATCGACAGGAACACAGTGCTCAGGCTGTCTGTACCCATTCCAATTACCGCCCACATGTTGTTTCCTTGGTAAATGATGTTGCCTTTATACACGCGATTTCTTAGCAGCATTGGTAGTTGCTGCCTAAAATCCTTATACATTGTAGACGAACAAGCCAATGGAGTGGCAGGCATCGGCCTAAATGGTGTGCAGTGTAACACTATGCTCCATTGCTTGCCCTTCGCTGAACTTATGTCAGCCTCTTTCATCGTATCGACAATCTCTGTATAATCGTCCTCACTCTCCGTTGGATAGCCGACAATGTTGTATAGCTTAATTTGGTGCGGCTTGACGCCTTTGTCCATGCTCGCGATAAGCGTTTTATAAAACTCAACCAAATCCGCCCTTGTTATGGGCTTGTTGACCATCTTTCTTAGCCGCTCGCTACACCCATCAATAGCTGTTGTCCTTAGTTTTGAAAAGTTAATAGCGCCATAGTCTTTTTTCATATCAAGCAAGGCCCGCTCTTTGTCTTCAATTCCCCCAAACAAGCTGTCAGACATTTGATAAAATTCTTTGTCGCTAATAAACTTCCTCTGCCATGTATATCCGCAGAAAAGACATTTGTGATTACAACCAATAGCGCTTTCTTTATATTTTGAGTTGGTTGATAATTCGATTTCGTGCGGATACGGCGTGTCTGCTTGCCGTATGTAATACAGATTATCCGGCGAGAAAGCAGACGATTGGATGATACTATTGTCATCATCTGTACTTTTTCCCGCTATCCCATTAACAAGATTGACAACGCTTTGCTCTCCCCTGCCTAATGAGAAATAGTCAGCAAACGGCAAGAATGGCGTTATATGCAAAACTCCGGCACCGCCTACAATCACTTTGTAGTTGCCGCGCTGCCAACTCATACGCTCTTTAATGTACTCCCACCAATCACAGTCAGACGTGATACTTACCAATACAACATCGTATCTGTGTACCGTGTCCTTGCCAGCCCATTCTATCGTGTACCCTGCACGCTCCAAACTGTCGATTATTACCCTCAACCCAACAAATTGGCGTGTGTTAAAGCACTCGTTTTTGTAATTTTGTTTGGCGTATTGTTTCTGTACATATGCACATATTCTCATGGCTCAAACTCGAACCCACACTTCGGGCATTTGGTCATCTTTTCCATAAAATTAGATTGCACATCATCACTATCGTTTAAATCCAATGCCTCCACGTCATCAAAATTAAACCCCGTCAGTTCAATATTAAAATCAAACTCGCTTAATGTCGCCAGTTCGGCCCGCACAATATCCATGTTCCAACCAGCGCCGGACGCGTCTTCGGCAAGTCTGTTGTCAGCTAATATATACGCCCGCCTCTGCGTATCAGTCAGGTGCTCAACCAGTACGCATGGCACTTCGTTAATTCCCTCGCGCCTTGCCGCCTCAACTCGTCCATGTCCGGCAATGATATTATTATTGCCATCAATTAGTATTGGATTGACAAACTTAAATTGCCTTAATGACGCCCGCAGCTTTTCAATTTGCTCTACACTATGCATCCTTGCGTTATTTTCATACGGTATCAGGTCGTTGATGTTACGCATCTCAAGTCGCATCTTCTGCTTTTCGCTCGCTTGATTTGTATCTTTTGACAAGTCGATCCTCCTTGTTACCATATAAAAAGGACCACTTGTTTGTGGCACTCTTTATAAGTATTTCACACTAACATATATACCATATCGGCGTTCGGATGTCAATAGGTTGTGGTTATTTTTTTAATCGACCACTACATGTTGTGGTTTTGGCGTTTATTTGCGTTTTAAGGCGCTCCGGAATCGACCGTGATAGAAAGCCTTACCCACTCCAGTAAATGCCGTTAAAATGCATTTGGTGGCGTTTGCTGGGCATTTGCGAAAGCCTGCAGCGCCCTGCCGTGCAACTCGTACACCGTCGTCAGCGGCAGACCCATCACCGACGCGATCCGACGCCATCCCCATGTCCAGCTCTCCACCTGCAGATATCTGAGCGTCAGCACCTGCCGGAATCTGGGCGAATCGATTCGTTTGATAATCCTCTCTGCGCTCTGCCGCATGTCCACAAGTGCGTCAATCCGAGCCGTCAAGTTCTGTTCCCGCTCAAAGTCAACAATCCGGCACACCGCCGTTTCGACCCGGCTGCGTTCGCCTGTGCCCGATACTCGCTCGGCTTCCATCGAGCCGGTGCTGCGTGTCGCTGCGTCGTACCAACCGTCAACGAGCTCGATTGCGTTCTGGATAGCGCGATCCTCGTCGCGGATGGCGTTGAGTGTTTCTTTTGCTGTCACACCCGCCCCTCCCTATGCACCTGATACAGCGTCTCATCCACCCGCGTCGCCTCGCTTATCACCCGCCTGACATCGGCCAGGTCGAACCCGCGCTGTGCTATATCCACATGGCTCATGCCTGAGCGATACAGCCGGATAATGCGCTCAGCAGGGGTTTCAGTTTCGCTGCCATACCGCTGATTGATTCTGTTTTCCATGATTTCAACTCCTTTATCTGCGTCGATCTGCCTTTTGACGAGCGACAGGTCGTATTCGGATTCGAGCTTTTTAAGCATCTGCTCGCCGCTCGCCACATCCACGAAATCACACAGGCACGCGCACCACGATGACTTAAAAAACCGCCGTAACTCGTTCAGCCTGCGCCGTTTGTTATCCACCTGCTCGTCAAAGTTTGCAGCGCTTGGCTTGACAATCTTGTGAATCACGCTGCGCCAATCCTTGACGGCTTGACGCAGAATTTCACAGCACAGCGCCTTGTACCCGCGCGTGTCATAAGCGCCCTGCATTTTGCGCATTTTTTCACGCTGCTTGCGATAAAGAATAAAAGCCTTGGCCACATCATGGTAACCTGAAGCTGATAGCACTATCTCGGCAC